TGCACCTCTTCTCCACCTCACTGACTTTTGGTGTCGGGTCTTTCAACCCCATCAGTTTCTTTGTCTTAAACATGACTAGAACTTCCTCAATAGGATGTAGCAAAACGCTACCCCTAATTTTGTCTCCAAGTTCCAAAGCCATTGTTTTGTCGTAGCCAAGGGAAAAGTAATAATACTTTTTATTGACCATGCATTTATATGTCCAGGAAGCTTTGTCGGATCGACGATATATCCGTGTTCCCAGTCGGGATCGGGCACCTAATTGGCACCTAGTGGTGTGTGGTTTCATTCTCTTGCTGTAGTGTGGTTTTTTCATGATGTCTAGTGTTTATCTAGCATCCCACTACCCGTAGTGCACTGTCTTCGAATTTTGAATCCGGCGCGTCTACCAATTCCGCCATCCGGGCTAAATTATTGATTGTCAGTCACTTGACTTGTGGGATGCAAGCGTATACAATGTGTATTGTGGGAGTGAAGCACCTAAATAACACCTAGGCAAGTAAAAATGAAAAAGTGGTTGGATAAACAAAAAAGTCAGGAAAAAAACATGCTCGATGCTGTGGGGATTCAAGTTCGAGAAGTTGTGGAAGACCTGATTCCTCAAATTAGACTCTGTGCAATGGAGAATGAGATGCTGAGTGATCTTAGATTGAATATTCACTTTGAGTTCAATGAGGATAACACTGAAGTTTGGTCTGAAGGTCAGGTTTATTTTCCGCCCAAGCAATCAGTGTCCACGGCTTTTGAAATTGGCTATGGGAAAGAAGAAGCCGAACAAGATTCTTGATAAGCTAGGTCTTACGGCAGACGAGGTTCGGGTTGCATTCAATGTGCCCAAACCTGACGAACCTGTAAAAAAGCACCGTTACCTTTTCCGGCACGATCAGAAAAGGATGAATCGACGAATGAAGCGATGGGAAACTATGATCTACGCACGATTTCTTTCGGGTATGCATCCAAAATTAATTTCTGGATGTCTCGGTGTGAGTGAAGAAACCGTTCGTGTTCGTCTACGAAGTTCAGGTTTCTTTGTTAAAGATCTTAAAGATACTTAAACAAATCCCACTTCTCACGATATTTCTCGCTCATCGCGCGTGAGTTTTCGATGTGGGGGTAAAACCACACTGATTTAGCACCAATCTCAAGGCATGGGATAATGTACCAAGTGTCGACAGGCTGAACATAAGCTGCCAATATGTCGACTTTTGTGCAATCTATCGACGTTTTAGAACCCTGTCCTGTAGCCGCCAGAACTTTGTAGCGCCTGCGATTAGCCTCACGTCCTCCCTCACGATTCTCTGAGGCCGTGCCTTTGATCTGCACCTTGTACAGCTTTCCCGCACCGTTCTGCACGATGCAATCAATAGGAAGATTGTCACCCGCCGGCATAAACAAGTCATAACCCTTCTCCAAAATTCTGGAGAAGAAATTGTACTCGTAAACAGTGCCTGCGGTTTTATTAGCCATTTATGATCCAACCGTGCTGGTATTTCTTTGACCGAGAAACCCAATCAAATCCTTTTGAGTCCATGTGTTTAAATCCCCAACCCAAAGTTCGTGTGCTTATGTCTTTGAGAAGAATCTTATTCCCATCATCCGAACCCAAAATTTTAAGAAGCTGGGAGCATGTACCTTCCCAACTATCACCTTTTAAGGTTTTACGATACATAGACAAAAGCTCAATGATATGGCTGAAATTACTGTTAGCCCCGGCCATATCCTGCACATCTTTGTTGATGAATGCCTTCACCCCAAAGCGTAGCTCAACCATCTCGGATGGCGTTTCATAGTCCAAAAGCCAGCGGGCGAAAGCCGGAAGCTCTTCCTCCGCTTTACCTTTAGTCTCGTGTGTAAACCCAAAGCCATCATTGCATTTGAAGATCATCAGTTTGTCCTTGATCGACATGTCAAGATCGGGAAGGAGTCTCATGGAGACGGCATCATCGTTAAGTGTAATGCTGATCCTTCCTCGCCAATAGGCTCTACCAGATTTCTTGAACTTACCTTTGATCAAAAAGGTATCGTTCGCTGTGTGCTCTTTCAAACGGGCGGTAAATGCCGTGTGCATGGCGGATGATGCCGTAGGCGCTTCATCGTCCACAAGCCAAGCTCCAAACTCAAACAGATGCTCAGTCCACTCTTCCTTGCCGGTCAAATAATCAGATGCCTTGATTCCACCTCCGAGAAGCTTGCCTAGTATTACATTGTTATACAGAGTTTTACCGCAATTAGGTGGACCCACTAAAAAGTGTGCATGACCACGCTTTGGTTTCCCCTCGTACGCATTTGCGTACGCATAGGCTAACCACGCCAGCTCGTATTTAAGCTGCTCTTTTCCAAGCATGTGTTCCATCCAATTGGCAATTGTGGGGAAATTCTCTCCCCATTTTCCCGACTTGTCAGCGGGAGCTAATGGCCGAATTTTGGCGGTGTTAAAGTAAATACCATTTTCATGCTTAACTATCCTCGCCTTCTCAAAGCAGAAGGGTATGCCTGCATCGACTCTTTTAGTCGTATTGACCATATGAATCGCCCGACGAGCTTCAGACACATTCTCGTGCCTCCCTGGACGTGCTGAGAGGTCGTAGCGACATTGGAGATCGAGCAGGGCATCCTCTTTCACATTTACTGTGAAATTACCCTTACCATCTTCAATAAAATAGTTTCTCCCATCGAACCAATAATCCTTAATTGCCTCACCGATTCGGCCGGTTTCAAAATCTCTTACGAAGCCAGCTCCAAGAATCTCCCTCCATGAATAGAAAGCCTTGGGCATGTTGAACACTTGCATGCCTGTTTCTCTCACAATAGCGGAATCCACAGACTTGTGCTGTCCACCCGGATCCCAATATGTCGGACCTCTGGCACCTTCTCGAAACTCCCCCGGCCATTGGGCATCGGGGTAAAGGCGTTTCACTTCCTCATAAACAGTGTCCAACGGAATCAAGGTGCCCTGATCTATAAAATCAGAAGCTTTAGATTCCTCGTACTGCCAATAATGTAGCGTTGCAGTAGAGATCCGAGATTTAGGACTGACGGCTCGCCAATCGTGCCCGTGTAATAAGTAATGTTGCTTGGTAAAATTAGGTTCGTCAAAGCCTCGAGCAATAGCATCCCGCCCAGTTAGCTTTAGCTCCCCAGCCACTCGTTTTAAGAATCGAGCTGTGCTCGCCTTGTGCACACAGATCTTGTCCTCGAATAACCACACCGCGTGTATCCCTCCTGAGAAGGATCGGCTGATGTAGTTAACGGGGTATTCTAGATCAATTATCCGTCTGACTATGTCTTCAAACTGCTCCTCTGAAAATGTCGCATCCCAATCCGCGCAGACACCATGCAAGTTATGCATAGGGTTATTATTTGAAATCCTCTGATTGGGGTCGACACCTTCTGCAGTTGAATAGGCGCAATACTTTGTAGTCGGTAGCTTACACCAACTTTTGTAGTCCGCACTGTTTTTGAACTCAGGTAGCTCGAATGTTAATTCCCAAGGTTTTACTCTAGTGATCTGTGTCGCGCTTAGATTTGGAATTGTGAATAGTTCCATGTATTATTTCCTCCATTGTACCCACTACTTCCAACTCTAGGTCGGTCTCATAGCAGGAGATATTTTTAATCGTTGTGTCTATAAATTCTTGGCCAATACCAGCTTCCGATATGTGGCTGTCATTCTCGATGTGCCTGTGCCGCTCGACATGAATCACCGCTCCACGCTCCCGCACAAATATGGCTTCGTTGTCGAATCGAACATCATCTATGACGTAATTCCTTTGAGGGCTTAGCTGTTTCTTGAGAGCGGTAATCCATACATTACCATCAATCATATGGCGCCCAAATTCCGTGCCAAGCAGTTGTAAAAGTTCTCGTGGACTTTTTCCATATTCGTCCAAAGGAATCTCTTTAATCACGGGATCGTATAGCTCTGCATCTCCAAGGCCAAGGACACGAAGCATGTCCTTTATCGGAGTCGCAAAGCTGATCTGCTCGTAACCATAACGCTTCGCAATTATTTTGGCTACGGTTGATTTACCACAGCCCTTTCCGCCTGCTAATCCGATTATCATTTCGTGTACTCCTTAGTTATCACGGCTTCCGAGTCTAGTGGCACTTCCTTCATCCAGTCAGGCCCTTGAGTCATTAGCTCTTGAATGTCTGCCTTGGCATGAAGTGCATCTGCCTCATCAACTTCGATGACAACTTCATCGTGAACATGAAGGACGATCTTCTTTCCAGCCTTGTCAAGATTTGTCAAGATGTGTCCAAACGCATCTCGGGCACACGCCTGAACTACATTCTGAAATAAATTGGCACCGTACTGATAAACTCTGCGAACCGATCCTTTTTGAGTTGCACAGGTGACACCGTCCACATCTTGGCGGGTTTTAAAATACCTGAGCTTTCTCCCACTCGGTATTTCAATTTCAAAGTCGTCTCCTTCTTTTGAAGCATTCTTAAATTGCTTGTCGTAATCCTTCCACAAATTAACTATGTTCGGATTCTTGTCGCGGAAATCGGTAACTTGAATAAACGCGTTCACCCACTGTCTACGCTCCGACAAATCCATACCCGCATACATAGTTGCTTTGCCGGGCTGATAAGTGCCTGCAAAATTCTCAAATTTAATCTCCTGTTTACGATCAAAAGGAAGATCAAGAATCTGTTGCTGACCGTATTGCTTAACGGTCTCAGCAAATTTAAACCATCCAGATCCGTAGCCCAATTGCAACACCCTAACCTTAGCTAACAGATAAAG